TCTGTAGTCATACAATGCCATGTATTTTCTCAACAGCACGAATGAGACCTGTTAAATCTGATTCATGGTATTGCATCAGCCTTACTATTTCATCTTGGCTTAAAGCCATTTTATATAAGCTACCATTTTTCATTCTATGAATATGTTTTTCTTTTGGAATGGTTAGTAATTTATTCATTTAACTCCTTCCATTACACGCAATCCTGTGTGGATTCAATCCATCTACGCAATGCTTCCACTGGCTCTGGTGGTGCCACTGGTTCTGTAAGACCTTTTGGGTCTAGTTCAGATGTATTCTCCACGTTGTATCCTTATAAATCCTAGGTTAATTAAGAAGTACTCTACTGGCAATTCTCTGCCGTTTACTGTTAAGGTGTCTGCATATAGCTCAACACCAAAATTGAAGCCACAATAGAAATGTACAGACCACACAGCTATCTCCTTCTACCTAACATACGGTCAAATAATTGGTCATCACGCAGTTGTAATTGCTCACCATTCATCTGTTCTTGTTGTGCTCTTATTAATTGTTGCTGTCTCATAGCTCGTTCTCTAGCTATTGCTTCTTCTTGGGACATAGGGGTATAAGGGGCTGTCATGCCGTCTACAGAGCCAGGGTTAGGTACCCTACCTTCTGTGGCATAAAAGCCTTCAGGGGCAGGTTGTGCCATTCCTCCAGCCATTTGCTGAAAGTATGCCATTTCATTATTGGAGACGTTGCCAAATTGTTTGGGTATTAAAGCATCTGCAGCGGCTTGGAATCGCTGCACCTCATTATTAGACACATTACCCAGAGCTCCTCCTGCATTGCTATTCTGTATCATGCGTAATATTTCTTGTATCGTTGCCATAAGTTTCCTTAATAAACCTAAAATTAATCCTGCAAAAAATTTGGAAATGGGGTTTGTTAATCTATACCAGTAATTACTTTGATGTTGATAGGGGCACCCCCTTCTCCAGTTAGCTCTGTGGTATTCTTTTCACTCCACTGTGCTCTTGTCTTTAACCAGAACAACATAGCTTGCGTATCACCTTGCCTAGCCTTCTCGTATAATGTGCCAGCGATGATAGCATTAGATTCAATCCTACCTTTGAGTAGTTCTTTGCGGTAATACTTTGCGAGAGTGTCTTCTGACATGTTTAGTAGAAGGGCGATATCTTCGTGCCTAGTACCTACTCTAGATAAATCATAAACCTCCAATTGGGTGGTCGCTAAAACAAGGTGTCGGGGTCTGCCTCTGCCTCGCTTCCCAGTAACAGCAAGGGTTTCAGGGCTTTTGGCGTTATCATCCGCTATTAATTCAGTTTGCTCTATTGTTTTTTCTTTTATGTCTGCCATGTCCTTATGCTCATTATTATTTTATTGTATATATTTTATTATGTGTATGTTACTGAATACATTGGTATAACTGCTGTTGTATATACGGTGTATATACGGTGTATAGAGGGCGTCTATACTAGATAAGATAAGATAAGATAAGATAAGATAAAAGCGGTTAGCAATGGATATCATTTAATTCATTCATAAGCCGTTTTAAGCGATTATAATATCATTTGATACTATCCTACCAGATTGCTATTAAAAGCTCACCACGAGCCTTGTAGATGCCTTCATGAGCCTCTATATCACTATTCCCTCAATATAACCCCGCTTAATATAGCCATGATATAACAATAGATTGATTTTAAAGCCGTTTAAGCCATTCATTTAATTGTTGGAGGGTTAGTACTTAATAGATTTTTAAAGCGTTTATACGGCGTTTATATACCCTTTATGAATGTTTAATCTCATATTCAGGATATAGTTATACATTTGAAGCCCGATTATAACATCCTAGCAATTACTAGCCAATGAATATCATATGTTTCAAGCAATAAAAAAGCCTCAATTAAGAGGCTTGATTATCCTATGGAGATTATTTTTTAATCATTTAAATTTAATGATAATTCCATTATCTTAATGCGAACCACCTCGAGATTAAATTGCTTTCTTTGTCTGGCTGACAATTTTGCCATTTCAGCAACCACCTCAATTAATTCTGCACGGTCTGAAACACGGTTAAACCTGATTGATAATTTATCCATTATTCACCCCCTTCTACATAAGAATCATTCAGCAGATATTTATCATCACTTACTTTTGAAACAAAGCCCACGCTTAAAGCCTTCTTAAGTAATTGGTCTGCATTTAATTCAAAGTTAAATGAAGGTGCTTGATTCAACCATAATTCTTTTTTGCTGAAATATTTCGCTGTATTGTTATCCATTATTTTATATCCCATGTGAATTTATCTTGTATACCTTCAGACTCAATGTGTGAAAATTTAATCAAAGACTGAATTACTTTAATATCCTTTTTGAGTTGAGCGTTATATCTTTTATCATCATTGCCTTCTATCCTTTCAAATTTTAGGTCAATAGCATCATAAAGTGCATTTATAAGCACCGTTTGATGGTTTCGGTTTAAAGTTTTTCTCATTTTAAAGCCCCTTTTTATACGGCTTAATCGCCGTGTTGACACATTATACCCATAATCATCCTAATAAGTAAACATTTATTTACATATATATATAAACCAGAATAAATGGATAAGCTATTGGCATGATAAAAGCCAATATAAGTAGCAATATTTCTTTCAATGTCATTTTCATTTTAAGCCCCTTTTAAATATGTATTAATTCTTTATGCAAATAATATGGCTTTAATTTCATCTCATTATGTTTCAAGTATTTCTCAAAATCATATTGCTTTTTATAAATACAGCACCATGTAAGCGAATATTTAAACTTACATTCAAACTTTCTTAAATATCTATTAATTTTATTCAATTCTTTTTTAACCGTAATAATCGAATATTTAAAAAAACATTGAGTCTGATAATCGCCCTGAAAAATAGGGTTATTTAGTTTATCTAATTCAACCTCTAATTCAGATTGATACGATTTTAATTCTTTATATGTTTTCATAATTAAGCCCCTTTTAAATAATTAGTTGATTCTGTGAAACTCCATTCCAGGCTAGAATCAAAATGGTTAATAATATAATGCCTGGCATCATATTGGCTTTCTGCTTTAAAAATCTTTATAGCGTCTTTACTATCGTTATATTGAGCAATTCCTATCGCAATATACTTATTCATTATTTCACCCCTTTTAAATATAGTTTAAATAGTTTTTTACATTCTTTGATTGAATAGTAAAAATATAATTGATGATAATATTGATTGTCTTTTATATCTGATATTGTTATTGAACCATTATAATTTTTGGTAATTGTCATTTTATACCCCTATTAAATTAAATCGTTATTAGCACAATAAGTAATAAACCTATCATAATATTTATAAATATTAGCTTCACTTATTCCATATTCTGATAATTCTTTTATATGCTCACTTTCAATCCCTGAATATTGCAATTCATAATTCATAAAAATATCAAAAGCAATTTTATAGTCTGTTTTTTTACTTTTAACTAGCTTAATATTATCACTATGTAATTGGTTTAAATCTTTAATAAAGTTTTTATAGTTTTTCTTTGGTATATATCCACCATAACCGATAGATTTATATTTGAGGTTTTTGTTTGCTAGCTTTATGAATGTATCGTTAGAAAAGGCGTAGATAACTCCATAGCTTTTTGTTATTGTATTAATGTTTAACATTATTATCCCCTTATTTAATTGTTATAAATTCAAAATGATTTTTCACAAAATTCTTTTCTTTTTCAGTTGCTACTTTCTCAAAATGAGGGTTCAAGAAATAATCCATTAATGGATTGATAGCTCTTGATTCATCAATCTTTGCTTTATGTTTATTTTTCATTTTGTTATCCTTTTTTATTCATACCAAATTGGCATAAGTCAACAGTAATTGATTAAATTGAGATTGTCAACTAAATAAAATAAAATAAATCAACAATTAAACTTATCACGTTGATAAGTAAAACCTATCAGCAAAAAAAATGAGGGCGATTAAGCCCCCAATAAAACTATCAACCTAAAAAGGAATAAAGATTAATAATTTTTCAAAATAATTCCTAATAAAAAATAATTAATAAAAAAAATAAAAATATCATAATAAAGAAAAAATATTAAGAAAAATAATCGTTAAAAAAATACCTAAAAATAATCCTATTAAAAAAA